CGGTCATCCACAACGACTTTTCATCATCCCAGTTTTCAGGGGTTCCCGTTGCGCCGTTATCGTAGGGGATATAAGCCGCTGGCAATCCTGCGCCGGTCGTTAGCAATTCATCAAGCACATCAACCACGTTCACAGTTTCCCACGTAGCGCAAATCTGTACCGCGTCACCTGCTTTATGCTCTTTTGCCTCTGTTCCCCATTGCGGCCGTGCTGTGAATGTTAGAACATCACCCGCGCGCGTGAATTTAATCGCTTCTTTCCCGATTGATACTGTACCAGTGGCTGGGTATTCGCTACCTATACCAAGGGGTAACAGTGTTGCACTGGTTGCACCGATAGCAATATCAGCAGACAATTCACCATTCGACTTAGCAGGGTATTGAGATTTGGACTCGTAAGTCCGGATTAATATATCTTTAAATGTGATATTAACCGAGCCATTAACCGGGCCTGAAATATCGGTTATGTCATATTCGTAAACATTGAAATCACCGAATGAAAAAGGCTCGTCAATGTAGCCGTGATAAACCTTTAGCGTCCGGCCTTCATAGTAGGGGTTTCGCGCTAACCACTTACCCCAAAATGTTCCAGTCGTCTCAGCGTCATAGGTACGTTCTGCAAAATACGGGTCTATGCCTCGATCATGGTGCGGAAAATCACCCAGTTTCACGCTGCCAACACTTCGAACACCCAGCCCCTTACCGGCGGTCACTGATGTAGGCGCAATTTTTACCTTGCCCTCAAGAACGGGGAACATCACCTCACCAACTGGCAAGTTTGAGCGCGGAGTGCAGAATTTAACCTCTACCGTTGTTTTAGTATAGTTCGCTGTGTCATTGCAAGTAGCTCGCGTGTTGTAGCACTTAGCGTCGCCTGTCTCCGTGGCTGTACAGGGTGCCGTTCCTGCAACTAATGAGCACTTATCGACTACCAGCCCCACGATTGTCATCGGGTCTCTACCAAGCGTAGATTTTAGCGTATCGTAACTCACTTGCCGTTAACCTTAATATTAAAAGTCATGTAAACAGGGGTTTTGTATCGCGGCATTTGTATCTTGCCATCAGTCCAACAGAAAACAGTATCATCGCTAAACCCTTCATCAACCGATAAAAAGAAAAACGGCTTTTTAATCACGTGAGAATACAGCCCGGGCCAGTTAGCAAGAATCCATGCAGGCGTCACAGCTTCTTGCGTAATCGTAAATTCTTTCCCTTCACGCTTCACTGAGCGCCCGATAAATTGCCCCGTCTCCGATATGTTGCCACTCACATCATCCATGTTTGCAATTGAAGTCGGAGTGAATCCTACAGGCATTCCGTTAGGAAGCTCTAAAACCTGTCCTATGCTTAACTGGCCGATAACTGAGGCCAGCGTTGTCGATGACATTAAGAACCCCAAATACCTAGCTGTGCGAGCTGTTACAACCCTCCCATAAGGATTTCCGTCTGTTGGCGCGTAAATGGTATCAAAATCATTAATGTCCGCCGCGAAGTTATCGCTTGAATACTGCGCTCTGATAGTTCCATTATTATCATGTAAATCATGCCCTGCTATAGCCCAGTAATTCGCAGATACAGGCGCACCCATATCAACAGTGAGCCGAACCGTACCGGCTGCGCCCGCCTTCCACCCGTCTGAAAGAATCCAGTCATAAGCGTTTTCTTTCTCAAAGCCAGCGACCTCAGATGTAACTGTCACGGTACCGGCTTCTAAGTGATTTTGATGGCCTATATAATAAGTCATTAACTAAGCACCAGATTCGTTGTGCCGCCCATGTCTTTTATGGTTTCGGCTAGATTTGCAGCAAATTTACGCATACCGTCTGAGTTAGGGCCATCACCTTCAACCGTTACGCGCAATTCACGAACAGGCTGTGCTAATGGCTGCTCGGATGCGTTTGGAACCGCTGTGGTGCCAGGAGGCAGGCCGGATGCAACCGGGGCGCTCGGTGAAGTCGAGCCGCCGCTGATGCTTGGCGCAGATCCGCCGCCGCCGAATGATGAATTTTTAATCGCGCTGATTTGTGCTGCGCCTTGAGCCGCCATTAAGCCGGCAGGAATTAAGCCCCACGGATAGCCGCCGCCATTGTCAAAGGATTTCATCACCGCTGATGGAAGCGTCACGATAGCGTTAGCCAGTGCAAAAGCTTTCTGCAATGCGAAGCCCGCTTTACTTTGTTTCGCTGCATTCGCCAGCATTAATGCGCCGTTTTTCAATGCGCCTTGAGCGTCTGCGTCCCGGATGCTTTGACCGAATTTAAAGCCAGCCTCTAACGAACCCGCCTGCATGTCATAAAGGCGGGTGTAGTAATCATTCTCAGCCTGTAGCTTTTGCTCTCTAAAGGCATTATCCCTGTCAGCTTCCGCGCCCATCCATTCAATTTCTCGATCCCATTCTGCTTCGCGTTTTTCCTCAGCTATCAGCGCATCTTCTTCGGCCTGAAACGCTTTTTCCTCTAAAAGTAATGCGCGAGCTTCGTCTGATGCTGCCGCTTTTGCCGCTGCTGCCATTTTCTCTGCGTCACTTTCGCCGGTTGCTGCAGTAGCACCAGATTCTAATTCCGCTTTTAACATCGATGCGATTATCGACTCGTGTATAGCAAGAGACGCCGCCAGCTCTTCTTTTAGCTTTTTTTGTTTTTCGGCAAAAGTTTCAGTATTACCGGCGGCAACTTTAATGCCCTCCGCGTATTCAAGAACAGATTGAGAAAAGCCGCCCATGCCGGGTATATAGTCAAGCCCGTTGCCGACACTTTCGAGGAATCCGGCAAACTTTTTAGACATGTATGCGATTGATGTATCCCAGGCACTCCCTATACCCACCATTATTAGCTCGACAGCGTATTTAAGCTGGTAATATGCGCGAATAGTGCCATCAACAAAGGCAAGGCCAGCAAGTCGAGCGGTCTGGAAGTTATCGCGTAGCCAAGTACCTATTTCCCAGCCAACGAACAAGGCGAAAAGAGAACCAACGGCAATTTTCAAAAGACCTACTGCGCCTGTTGCCGCCGTTGCCGCTAATGTCGTTCCAAATAAAGGAGTGGTCAACGCTGCTTTTATTCCGCCCGAAGCAATAAGCATGTTAAACATGGAGACTTGAAGATTTAACATGGTAAAGGCTGTTCCGACGGCGCTTATAATCATTGGCAGGATATAAATCGCACTACCCACGCCGACTATCTTAGCCAGTGTTAAAAACCCGTCACCGACCGCATATATAGCCTGCTTGTTATCAATCAAATACTCGAGAGTGTCGCCAAGCATAGATTTAAACTTCGTGAATACAGGAAGCAACCCTTCGCCGATGGCGGCCATTAAATCCTCAAGCCGTGCGGTGGCTTTTTTCGATTGATTCGCATAACTACCCATGGTGCGGATCTGGTCGCCCTGCGCCGCCTCGGAATCTCGCATCATCAGTGTTAATGCGGCCTGCGCTTTTGCGTTCGCGTCTATGTCACCCTTGCCGCTGTACATTCCCAGGTTAAAAGCCTCTTGTTTGACTCTGGCCTCGTTCAGAATAACGCCAAACTTTTTCATGCTTTGGAATTCGCCAGTCAGCGCGCTCTGAATATTGGTCATCACGTCAGCAGTTGGCATATCATTGAACGAGCCTAAATCGGCGGCAAGTTTCACCACTGCATCCGACATATTGATAGCTTTATCCGATGCTATACCCATGGGTACCAAAAGGTCTTGGGTCCCGGATAGGAACTGCTTGGCTTCCCGTGTTGACATGGCGTAACCATCAACCAAAGCCCGGGTCATTGCCTCGGCTTCTCGCCTTTGGCCAGCGAAAACAACGTTAAATTTACCTGTCGCCTCTTCTAATGCGCTCGCGCTTTTAACCGCCTCCCTGAATGTAAGCGCCAACGCTGCGGCACCCGCTGCCAAAAAAGCCACGCCCATCAATTTTACGGAATTACTTAGCTTGTCGGTTGCTGTTTGTGTTTTTCTGCCCTGCTTATCGAACTTGTCGAGGTCACTGGTGCCTTTGCGCACTCCACGGCTATCGACTTCAATAGTTAGGCTTGCAACATCAGTCGGCATTATTTATTCCCTCGGAGCATTGTGAATAGTGATTTCATTTTTTCAGCGACTTCATCGCGCGCGGGTAGACTTTCGATATGCGGAGCAGGGCAAGCAGAATCAGAAGCATGGTAATACTGTGACACGTAAGCCCCCGACAAACTGCGAAGCCCTAAAGCCTCGCCTGCTGTCAAGATTGTACCTGTCATATTCGACCACGCCTGCATTCTTTCCCATCCTATTAAGGTTAGATTCCCGCCGTTCAATTCTGCTTCGCCTATCTCTGACAAATAATTTATCAGGTAATCAAGCTCGCCTTTGTCTGGCAGTTGAAACTCAGGCTCATCGTCCGATATTTCTGAGATTCTGATTATCTGCTCGCGCCTAGATTTTCCCCTCTGGCCTTTAGCATCAACAATCGGAGAGGCTAACCACGCCAACTGCCTGATGTATAACTCAGCCTGTTCTAAGCACTCGTAAAAAAATTGGCACGATCACCGATGAAAGCGTCAACCTGTTCACGAATCCAAACATGCTTGAGATATAACTCTTTGGCCGCTTCTTTCGAGAAATCAATCTCTTCGCTGCCTTCCATGATGCCAACCCATCCCAAAGTACAGGCGGCCAACAAATCACACGCTTCATCGTCACTCACTGAGAAGTCAGCCTTCTTGCCTTTGGCCATTTTAGCGATACGCTTCGCCTGTATTTCTTTGCTCTTTTTACGATGAATTGAAGAGTCAGTACCGGCTAACGTGATTATAATGTCCGTAGCGTCACCCGTTATAGGATGCTCAAGCTCAAGGTCAGCACCGGCGTCAGCGGATTTGGTTAAATCAATTGTATTTAAATCCATGATTAAGACTCGAACAATGATTCAGGATCGATCGCAATGTCAACAACAGTCGTGCTTATCGCACCCGATGCCACGCCGCCTAAACCGGCCTTCATAACCTTGCCGGTAAGGTTAACGATGTCACCTGATGGGAGGACTAATTCAAATGCAACGCTTGCAGATGATGCTAGCGCGGTTTGTAGTGCTGCCTGGCCTGTGTTGGTTGTTACTTTACCCAGAGTCATAGACACATTACTAATATCAAAAGTATCTTTTAATTTCTGTTTGTAGGCGCGACTAAGGGATTGATGCTCAACCCCTGCAAATGCTTTTGCAATCTCACCAATATCTATCACTTCGCCGACATCAATAAACGTCAACGCGGTATAGCCAGTAATGGCTTGAGCGTCAAAAGTAGTCGGCAAGGTAGCCGAAATCCCCATGGTGGTGCCGGTGTTTACTGTTACATCAGTCATGTTCTATATCCTCTTTGTTAAATCGAAGCCCAGTAACTGAGCGTTATAATTAATTCGTACCAGTTATTATTCTGGATGCCTTCTTTGCGTGATGCCTTCATTATCGTTACATCTTGCGTGCCGTAGGTAATCCGTCTACCCAGTGGAAAATACGCCAGCATGGTATCTGCCATTGTTTTCGCCGTTACCGCGCCGGTGCCGGATGGGTATCTCAAGTAAATCCTAAATATACCGTCAGTCTCGTTGCTGTTGTTTAACGTCAGCTTCGATACATCGTTAGGTATCATCTTGATTTCAGCGTATGCTGTTCCCTGCGCTGGCGTGTAGTCCATGTTTTCATGTGCAATCGGTAAGCCAAAAGCCCCGGCGATAAATTCAGAAGTAAACGCCTGGTCTATTTTGTTATAAGCCACGAATCACGTCCTTAATATTGCGCTGAATTCGTGCAAATGCCGCATCTACTGTTCCGTCCACGTTGTCCCAGTGGCGGGCATAAGGCAGATTGTTTGTCATGTAGTCGACACCATCAGGCGTAACGTTTGAGACTGCCTCGGATATTGCAGCGGATCCGCTTTCGTTATCATCCCGCTCAATAACTGAGGTAACAGGTGAACCTGTGGAAGTTTGCCAATTGCCCTTTAACCGGCCTGTTTCAAAACGGGTATTCTGGATAATGTCACTAAATAACGCCAACTTGATTCCGCGTGAAGCATCATTCAGGCTTTCGCCGGTCTTTTTAGCAAATTCTGAAATGCTTAATTTCATCGCCGGACCTGAATCCGATACACTAAGGGCGTACCGGCTGGGTTGCTTGCCGAAACGCTGATAGGCGTCCATAAAATGCCGCCTATGCTGATGGTGTCGGTCAACTCAGGCTTAATCGTGTCATCAATCACTAATTCTCGATCAGTTGCCAGAATGCGGGTACCATCAATCAAGTTAGACTTGTATTCTTTCAGCACACCCTGGGGCAGATATGCGACCGATGAGCCAGCAGTGACCGCGCCTGTCACAGGGTCAATGCTTCCGCCGGCTGTGCGCGTGATGGTTATCACCTGACCATACTTGGTGAGCAGGTCTTTAGCCGTTGTTGCAAGGCCGCTATAAAATGTCACGCGCGTACAGCCACAAGATTAATTCCAGCCGTTCTATTCAATAACGAATTGAGCAATGCCATGGCCCGACTCGAGCGTGATAATTTCACAGCGTTATCGTTGCCAAAGTATTCCACCTCCACAGCGCCGTCGATTTTCTCTTTCTTCGTGACTTTTTCAGGCTGGGGGTTATACAAATCAACGCCGGCATTTATATCTAAAGCTAACGCCATTTGTGCAAGGATAACCTGGCGGGGGATTTCGCTGTTTGTCCAGTACCAGCCCTCAAGATAAACATTATCGCGGGGGAACGCTAACGACTGGTCCCGGGTCGATCTATCGCCTTTCAAATTACCCTCGAAGCTCTCGATAAATAGCGCTGCATCGATTAATTGAACGTCAGCCGCAACCCTATAAGGAATAGTAATGCCTAACGCTAAAGCGTACGCAATGTAATTAGCACGGGTAGAATAGCTGTTCGAATTAGCTACGCCCGTACCATTTTCGATGATCAGCGCCATCGGTTACGCCTTTTTATCCTTAGACTTAACGGCAGGCGCTTTCGCTTTGTGTAACTTATGATCTTTCTCGTTAAAGTCAGATTTATTGATTATAACGGGGCCGTTTTCTGTATCGATAGTTACTGTTTCGCATGTGTCAGACATTTTCTTTATCCTCTGTTGTTAATACCATTAAGATTGCCCCCTCAACGAAGGGGCAATAGTAAGGTACTAGCCAAGCAATAAACCAGTATGTGCCGGTTTAATGTTCTTGAATCCCCATGCCAGAGCGATTTCATAACGCACTTTGCGATAACCTTTGTACATTGAAATCTCAAAGGTAAGGCCGGAACGTGGGTCGGTAACGATCTGAACATCAGTCGCTAAATCACCTTCAACAGGACGAGCAGGCGGACGAGCTACTAAGATAAGAGCTGAACGGTTGAACGCCATGTTACGGGCTGCAACGGCAACACCAGAAACAGCCGTGGTACCAGCTAGGGCTGTGCGTAAACCAGGTTCAGCGATAACCACATTACCAGCACCGGCGGCAGCAATAGCCGCTGAAGCCGCCAAGACGTACTTATTGGTATCGCCAGCAAAAGTGATAATGTCACCAGCTACACCACTCACACTAGCACCGGCAGCCGTTGTCAGATTGATAGTAGTCTGTCCGATAGCCTCAAGTGCGGTAACAGTTACTGCGCCGGTAATGACGTTAGTACCAGTTGTTGCAATCTGCGCAGATTGACGCAAGTCCATACCAGCGAGAGGCAATAAAATACCCTGGCGCTGGATTGAATCGGTACCAGCAATATTAGCGGATGCCTGTTTACCCATCATAGTAGCACCGGCTGTGGTATTCATCACAAGATGATTGTCAAACTCAGGCGCGCCATTATCAAGCAAGATTTTCTTCACGAAGGTCGCGTCTGTGAAATCACCAGAAGCCGCAAACGGAGTTGTACCGGCTGTACCAAAAGCGCGGGAGAAAGTTGATTGCAGACCTGCTAAGTCCGTTTCAACATCATTCACCAAGCGGCGAATACGCTGCGCAATCTTCTGAGCTTTAACGCTCATGTAACCTGGGCCAGTATTTAAGCCTAGCTCTGCTTCACCGTTAAAGCCGAATTCATACGCTTTAGATTTAGTGATTTGGATGATAGTTGAGCCAGATACTTCGCCGGTAGGGTCAGGAACAACCATTGCAGGAGTGATATTTACACCAGCGCCTGCGTCAGGTTCAATATCTACGACGATATTTTGGTTTATTGTTGCACCGGAAGTACCAGTGTTCATTGTTACCGCTGGAATCATGCCGGTTAATTCACGCGATACAACATCAAGCGCTTCATAAACGTCAGGTAGCAACGCGGTGATAGTGTTCTCTGCCATTGTGTAATGCCTCTAATTTATTGTTGAGAGGCAAAAACGACAAAAGCCGCGCCTCGAAATTATTTATATTATCGAAGGCACGGCCTTTTTGTTATGTCTAGCAATCCACAGAACTACTATATGTCATAGATGGTAGTTTATCTCATATTAGTTGTCAATCAATTAGTTTCCCGCCCTTTTTAATATGTTCCATCTGAGCACCTGGCGATAATGCATTGAACGCCTGACGGTTAATAGTTGCGCCGCCGCCTTCTTTTCCGTTATTGACCGCACCACCACCGCTGGCATGGCTACCAATCAGTAAAGGCGCGAACGCTTTGTTATTCTCAAACTCTTTTCTCAGGTCATCAATCGACAGCGCGGAAGGCTTACCGTCTGCGTCCAGCACACGTAGAACAGGTTTGCCCTCATGGATTTCAGTTGTTAACCGGCTTTTAATATGAGGTAGCATCGCATCTGCGCTTCCAGGTATAGACATTTCAGCCGCAAGTTTCAACGCCTGCGCTCCGGCGGTCATATCGCTAACCATTTTTTCATAGCCGGTCAATTGGCCTGTCAATTCAGCTTCACGCGCGGTCAATTTGTCCTGCCAGCTTTTTTCCAATGCTTCAACATCGCCGGATTTCTTAGCCGCTTCTTCTGCTGCGGTACGGGCCAGTTTTTCTTTTTCTTTTAGGTGCTTTTCAGATTCTTGATGCTTGATTTTGTAACGGTCGAGTTCAGCCTTCATATCTTCAAAGGCTTTCGGGTCGATCGCTGGTGTTTCATTCTCTTTTGCCGCCGCCGCTGCCGCCGCTGCCGTTTCTTCTGCCGTAGCCTCAGCACCTACGCCCCGATGCAGGGATGGGTTCTGCTTCCAGTAATCAAGCCATTTTGAACTGTAGTGGTCGGTCGGTTTGTTGATTAGTTTTTGCAATTGGTAATCCTCTATTTAGGTTCGGGTATATTAGCACGAGAAAAAGCTACAGGCTCGATTTCGCGCATTTCTGCAAGTGTAATAGGTTTGAAGTTTCGACCGAGCTGAAGCTCCGCGAAACGTTCTGCTGAAATACCACCGTTTCTCAGTAATTTCCCGCGAGTAGGTCCCACGATAGAATTCTGTACGGAGGCCGGCTGATTTTTAAGCCAGCTATAATATGTTGTCTTAGCCGATACGGATTCTATCTTACCGCGCTTGAGCTCGCCATCTTCTAATGTTGGTGGTCTGGCTCGCTGCTGTGCGCCTTTTGATAGTTTGTCGTAAGGTGCGCGCAATATAGGAACTGTTGTAGATCGACAGTTATGAACGACAAAGCCATCAGCTAAATACGTTTCATCATCTTTAACAGCAAGATTATATACGTATCCACTGTAATTATGTGCTACACTCTCAGTGCATGTAGACGCTAACCAAGAGGAATCATTATGGACTTCACCACACTTAACGGCCTTATTATCAATGAACACTACGGACTTGGGAAAAGTCTTAGGCGCATCGAAAGGGAGAACGGTCTCAGCAATGACACACTTAGAAAAGGATGTATTCGACATGGAATAACTACTAAGCGTAGAAACCAGTCTATTATTGATAATATGAAGTTTTGCGATATTCCGTCTGGTGAGTCCCATTGGAGTAAAATACGACCAGACGCTCACGCTAGATGCTGCGCTGAATCTTCCAAAAGAATGAAGGTTTCTAACCCATCGTTTGATAGGGATACTGTTATTAAAACGAGAGATTCTCTCGCTATAACATTTGCCAAAAACCCTACTGAACACGAAGCTCTTTTTGCATCTATTCTTGATAATATCGGCGCAGACTACGAAATGCACAAAAGGATTCTTACTTACAACCCCGACTTTATCATGGGAAACACAACTATTGAGATGGATGGCCGAGGTCATGCCGGCCGCGCCGCTAAAGATGCCATAAGAGACCAGCTCATCTGTGACGCTGGTTTCAATGTTGTGAGAATTAATCAGGACTCTTTGTGGGACAAGCGAAGATTCCCTGATACTATCAAGCCCATCAAGTTGCTCAATGTCATAAAACAGTACGTCCCCGCTCTCGACATTTCCAGCCTCGACCCATCCTTTGTCTCTGGTAAGTACAGGGTGCTCGTTCGTGAGGCTAACACTGGCGCCGAAATTATCTTTTAGCGTCAAAGCTTTCCCGTTGTGCTCTCTGGCCATGACTATGTAAACTTGCTTATATCTTCCGGTATGCGTTTTTACATAGTCGCCAACTTTTACGCGCTCAATTTCTATTTGTCCGCGCCTTGTTTCGATCATTGTACCAGGTAGACACGCATTGGGATGTGCGGGAGGACGCGGCCCCTCGTTAACGGGGAACGGGTCACTAGATGAAAGGCTGCGGCAAATCGGTGAAGTGTTACCGTCAAGGATTGACACCCATTTAACCTTCTCTATCAAATCAGAGTTCGCCGCATAAGTGGCTTCTCTTGCCTGATTAGCCGTATGCTGCAAAGCGGTTCTTGCAATCATTTCAGCACTTCTGGCGCTAACATCAACAGCCGCCCGCATGTTCCTGATTACTTCGGTGGTGGTTTGGCCTTGCGCCGCACCTATCCTGAGAACGTTTGAAACCTGAGTAGCTTCTTTTTTAGTCCAGTCCTTGATATACGCATCCAGCAATTTACCGCCGTCAGCGCCCTTGATTCCTAAAGGGGTGGACATTACCGCCGTAGATAGCTGTGTCGCACTGGGTATCGTGTAATTGAAATCAGCAACCACGTTTTGAAGGCTGCGAACCTCGAAGCCGGCCTCGTATTCTGAAAGCTCTTTAATCTGACTGAGTAGCACCTTCTCATAATCCTGCATGGGCGCTAACAATAGCTTATTGATGGTCTGTAACTGCTTTTCTAGCCGATTGCGTGACCAGTCCGTGATTAGTTCACCGCCTAATTGTGAACCAATAACTTTTTTCATTTCCAGCAGGAACGGTTCGAATTCCTTAACGTACCCGCTTTTTAACCTTTCAAGGTGAGCAGTATGGCGCGCGGACTGGTCTTGTAGTTGGGCCATTAATTAATCAACCTTAACTTGGACGACTCACACAGTTTAAAAATATCCTCCGGATTAGCGAAAACAGTAAATGTTATACTTTTACCTGATTCTGCTTCGTATAATATCTCTTTAGTTTCAAACGCTTCCTTTTCATCTTGAAGCCAAGATTTTTCTTGCACAGGCATCGCGGTTACACCATTAAATAACAATACTTTTCCCATGATATTCCCCTTTATTTATTTAACTTAAATACCACTAGCGAACCGATAACTATACCCATCAACGCAAACCCCATCCCAGATAACTGCTGCAAAACAGGCGATAATTCGCTTAGGTCACAGATATAAATCATAGCAAATGAAAATACTGCTGCGATTATAATCGGTAAAAATACATTCTTAAACATGGTAATCCCCTTTGTTATTGGTCATATATTATAGCCTATAAGCACCTTAAATTATGGTGTTAATTCATCGGCCATTTCTTCCAGACTCTTCTCAGCGTCAAAAAATCCACGCGACTGCATGTATTCCACGTATTGGCCAATCGGAACTGAACCCTGAATAAACCCAGTCATAATTGCCTGTAATTCTTGGGGTGAGGTTTCAGGACGTACGAAGTCAGTAGATAATTCAACCAATGCCGCCTCACTCGTACCCATGAAACGACCGGCAGATGCTAAAGCGGCACTGTACGCCTCTGACACGTTCATAGCAATCATGCTGAGTGGCGAATGCCTTGCCTGTATGTCGCCTGCGGCCTCGGTTGCTGTTTTAACCGAACCGTTAGGCTGGATAAGCAACGCACCGAGCGCAACCATTAGCTCTACCTTGTCCATCATGGCTACGCGTGAAAGGGGGTCAATATTCGGCGACGCAAATCCGAACTGACCGCCATCTTCTAGCGTTATTGGGTTCCGACTGCCAACATAAATATTGTTCTCTTTCATGTAATCAAGTCTTGCCTGACTAACGCCACTCATCCACGATTGAGGTTGTCCAGCGAAGAAAACCGAGTCCTCCCAGTCTGCTGAGTTTAGAAAGTGCGCAAAGTTAATATCCGTTAACGCCTGAGCCGGTGGTGAGTCTACATTGTGATCGTTGTTTTCTGAACCGATGAAATGAAACTGTATCGTATCGAATGTTTTGCCGGCGGAATCTTTAGGCACGTATGATTCGTGAACTTCCCACTCCTTTTTAGCGTTCTTGCGCCATAACCGCTCCGAATAAACATCGTTATCCAAATATAGCTCGCGTATCTGGTCAATTGATTCAGTGGTATAGCCATCATCTTTCACATCATCGACAGACTCCTGAATAACAACCAGAGACAACACTATCTGCGCGCCCCGTTGCTTGGTTCGCCAGTTGATAATCGATTGAGGCTCGATACGGCTGATTGCGGCCACAGCTGTGAGGTTTTGTATATCGGCTCGACTAGCAGGCGCATCACGTTTAGGAAACGAAGGGTATAAGCCCGCACGGCCAAAGCGAGTGACATCATCGGATGATGCTTTCATTTGCTGATAGAGAGATATTCCAGCACCATCGATATTAGTCATCATGTATTCAAGCTGGATCTGTAATTCAATACTTGGGGCCTTGCTGAACATTAGACCGAGTAAGCCGGTGATGGTCTGTCTGGTTACCGCATAGAATACAGCCCTTTCCTTATACGCCTGATTGCGCTCAGCGTTTCCTACGCTTTTATCGCTCGGGTTCAGGGTAGGAATGTATGACTTGAGGTTTTTTAACCGGGTGCAATCGTCAATACGTTTCCATATCGGCTGATGCTCTACGTAATCGGGGTGTTTGAAATCTATTGGCATAGTTTTATCCTATTATTTAGCTAATCTTTTTACAAATAATCTAGCTTCATTGGCAACGCTAATCCCAGCAAAACCATAAAGCAACCTAATCCAATCAGACCCAAGATGGAGATTATCAGCCATTGCGACAACGATAAGAAATATACAAGAGAATATAATAACGCTTAATATTTCAGCTATCAGGAGTTCAAAAAAACGATCTACTTTCTGAAAATTTATCATTATCTCACTCCCGCAAACCCTAATGTACCAATTGCTGGCTTATTAATTGACCACTCGTATTCTACACAATAACCGATAGCCGTGGTGATGTGTTGATATTTAGAACCGCTTTTTGAAGACTGGTCCTCCTGAAAACTTGAGCCTTTCTTTAATTGTACAATCGAAAGCCCTTTATGGCTATATGGAGCCTTTGCAGGATTAACGAATAACGATACATCACCCGATGCTGTCTTAATCTTTGCCCTTACCGCGTTCTGCCTGTCTTTTATAGCAGGGTGTGAACTCTTGATTCTACGCTCTGAGCGCCAACCGTGAGCCTTTAGCACTTCTTCAATCTCGATATAATCAGAAATATGACCATGTTTCTCACCGTTCCGCCCCGATGGGTCGCCGTATAGCAGGACGTGCTTGTTCTTATGGTCTTTATATCTCTCCACGAACTCCTGAGCCGATTGTGTTGAATTAGCAGACTCAAGAACTATTTCGTCCATCAAGTATAGCGCCTCTTTATCCCTGACGCCAATAGATGAAGATAGTGGGGTGAAGTTCTGGTCATGCATCCATAAAAGCTGTTCATGTGGCTGGATTTCTCTATCCGTGTAATTATCCTTTGAATAGTCCTCGTATATTCGGCCTGTAGCTGTCTCGAAGCTTGCATTAAATTCTTGATTATATTGCTTGGTAGAAAGTACCTTTTTAGCCTCTGCTGCCATTTCAGGGAATACTTCTGCAGTCGTCCAGTGGTAGACCTCGAACTGGTCATTACCCTCGGACTCTTCGCACAGGTCATAATAATGATTTAGACCATCTGGCACACCAAGCAACCATGACCACGCCCGATAATCAGGATTACGCGGGTCCACAGTATTCAATGCAGGATAGATATTGTACTGCCAAGCATCTGCTTTAATATCAGCGAATTCATCAATGCCGCCACCTGACCACGGCACACCCTCGAAGCGTTCAGGCTTATCCAATCCAATAAGGTGAATCTCTGAACCGTTCGGCATGTAGATAATGAGATCGCTTTCCGATGGCCGGCGCTGATGGGTCGCTGATAATGATAAGTCTTTCAGGTCTTTCCAAAATATCTTCTTGACCTGCGCATGAGTCGGGGCCGCTGCATAATACAGGCCGGCATAACTCATGGCGTACTTAACAAGGAATCGTTTGAAGCGTTCGGTCTTTCCCGATCTGCGCCCGCTCGGAACTAAAGGGAATCTAACACCATTAGGAACAGCCGCGACCAGTGACAGTTGCATTGCGTGATCAATTAGTGGATACCAACGCTCTAGCTGCCTATCGAGAGGGATATTACCTGTTTTCAACTTGGTAGCTTATCGATTAACTTTGATAGGATTGCTGACATATCGCCTGTGTCTTGATTTGGTTCAATGTTTCGCTTCCAGTTATCAGGGTCTCTATTAGTCAGCCAAAATATGCATGATGTTGCATCAGGAGGATAATGCTTTGTAGATTTAACTATCAAAGGCTCCCCGTTATTATTAAATATCTTATCTTCTGGGTGACTATATCCAATCGATCTTTTATACAGAGATTGTTTAACCGCGTTATCAGCATCAGCCTTTCCGGTCTTTATGGACGCAAGAAACTCGGGGTGTTTCTCTTTCCATGTGTTAATCGTTGTTACAGTTACACCAAAAAAAGAAGCTAAATCTTTATCAATAGCCCCTAACTTTGTAAGGTGTATAGATTGAGAAGCATACTCTTTTTTATATGATGAAGGTCTTGCCATGTGTTAATGCTTTGTAACGCTCATGTATAAGGTCTCGGGGTCAATTGCCTGTGATTGCATATGATTGACTGTTTCTTGATGCAGGTCAACTTCTGGGAATTCTTCATTGATCTGCTTACCTAGTTTGCTTGCTGCAATTACGAGGCTGTGGAATTCCTTTATCAGTTTAGTTGATTTAGACATTAAGAATACTGGCTCACCACATCATCAAGCCGTTTGATTCTTTCGGCTAACGCCTCTTTTACATGCGGGGCTATTGTTACATCCATACTCATTCCGCGCATAAAATTTGCAACGCTCTCTATTTCATCGACTAATTCATCACGCATAAGCTCTATATCTGACATCATATAACCTCTTAAATTCTCAACCGCTGACTTGGACGGGGCGGACTCCGATTTAATACCGCCGGAAACCAAACGGATCTGATGCCAAGCTCATCATTAAATTAAATACTGACGAGCTACGCCAGCAACCTGCGGACAGGATTTAAAGCCAGATGTGCAATAGACTAGTATTCCGCTGTAAACGGTTTGCACATTGCTGGAACCTAGATAGCGCCACGGGGGTATTAGGGTGCATCACAGCGGCCTATCTGAGCCATGATTTTCGTGGTATCCATATTTGATATTGGCTAACGCTCTAGCTTTTGCCGCGTCTTCTATATGCAAATAAGATCCTATTTGAAGCTGTCTCCCATCTACACGGATGAATGCGACCCACCTATTTTCCTTTTTTACCCACATAACACCAGTATATCCCGATGTGTTATTTGATGCTAATCTTATGTTTCTCATATTTTCAAACTTAGTAACAGACCGCAAATTTTCTATTTTATTATTTAATCCATTGCCATCAATGTGATCTATATGATATTTAGGAAATTCTCCATAAAATATAGCCCACATTATTCTATGGGTTTGGTGCATTTTTCCCTTTAACTTTAATCTGTTATATCTCTTGCCGCACCTAAGTGTTTTTTCAGAACCAGCCAATCTATTATCATAATTAGCATTAAAAATATTCATCCCTGCTAGATTTTTAAAATGGCTTAATGGTCTTTTTTTCCACCTCAATATTCCAGTTATTGGGTTATATGAAAAACAATCTTTTAAATAATCTATCGTTAATGTAGACTCTGCACCAGTCATTAGCTTGTTACCTCAAGTTGCTGATAGAAACCAGACAATGCTTGTACATTAGTCTGGTTTTGTTGTTTTAACGCGCTCTAAATGATTAATTGCGTTAGAGTTCGCGGGGCTGTATAAATACACTCTTTCAAGCTGTCGCCGCTTCGACTAGTCGGGTTTTTCATACCATTACGGCATAGATAGAATCACCTCACTTCTCGTTGCAAATTATTGATTTTGTTAAGAAATAAATAAGTATGCTGTCGATGTGTTTATTGTAAGCTCTATGCGTCATTGGTTCAAGTGTTATTTATCTTGGCTCAAGAAATGCCATATTCATGTGTCTAGCTTTCCCGTACCCTTTCACCCTGCAAAAATGGTCGTTATGAATTTTCTCAATAACAAGGTTAAACCCGCCAATATCTCCCCGCGTCTTAACTTTTTGCCCCTCTTTAAAGTTATGGTTATGTCTTGCAAAGCTAGCGCTTGTGAATCCATCACTTAACAAATCATATATTTCACTCATCACTCACCCCTCTCTATCATTGCTTTCATTAAATTACTAACCTCTCTTTTTCGCTTCTTTCAATGCCACCACCGTCCTCATATGCCTGATAACATCGTTTCTATACTCTTTCGGGACTTCATTTAGCCGTTGTAGCTGTTCGGCTTTATTGACTCCTGCACCTACGTAGGCGTTCCATTGCCCGGGCGTGCCGCGTCTGATCATTTTGCATATTCAGCAATTACTTTGCCGTTAGCATCAAAATATTTCATCATCCAGTATGGGTGACAATTCTGACTGTAACTATCGCCATCAAAGGTAATATTTAGATTAGCGCTTGAATTCGCTCCTGAAATCCTGCCAGCTCTCCCGTTATGAGTATGTAATACACGCATTCCACGTTTAACAAATGGCATCCCGCGACTCTTTCTAAAATCCCTCATATTCATAATCTACCCCTGTTTAGCACGTTATATGCTTTAATTTGTCTTTAAAATACTTCTTCAATTCTTTCAAATCTTCAATCGTGTCCTTTTTAGGCTCGTGGTGACTGTTTAACCACTCAAACTGAACTATTCCTATTTTATCAATCAATCGCTCTGTGTACTCCTGCTTTACTGCGCGGTTTTTCTTTGCGAACTTACCCGAGCCACCATTACACGAACTGCACTGTTTATGAGCATTCAACTCTTCAAATCTCAATTCAGGGAATGCACCTCTGGTCAAATAATGACCACAATCCCACCGACTACCTGTTAGCAAATCATTGTTATTCACAAACTTACCACAGCTTATACAGGGCAGGTTTTCGTCTCTCTTTCTTATGTATGGATTAAAAGCATTGTCCTGAACGTCTTTAAGCCACTGTGAGCGCGTTTTAATAGATTCCTTAGCCTTTCTATGGTCTGAGCGCTTAATCTTGTCAGTGGCCTTCTGTTCCCTCGCTGCTTTCTTCGCTTTGTCCTGCTCTACCTTCTCAATAGCACAAGTCGGGCTACAGGTTTTCTGAGTTGTGGTGTATACCCTTGTAAATGGCTTCTTACATTGCGTGCATATTGGCTGCTTCATTTAATAACCATCGCTTCATTACGCATATCATCATCAGTAATTAATGGATAATGGTTTTTAGCCGCATACTGTTCTATCGCGAGTAGATAATCTTGGAACTGTGACTTGTTAAACAGCCTCGTCACCTCAATAAACGCCATCGCGTCTATTATCTTCTCGTACTCAAAAGACGATAGCAGGGAATCATAAAATGAGGTGAATAATCCATCTTTATCATCAGCAAGTAATATCGGGCATCCAAAAGTGTATTTACAATAATTTCTCTCATATTGCTCGCCGTGGCCTGTTGACTTCCCTAGGAGCCGGTAGTACCTAAAGCTCAATTTATTCTGCGCCACACTTCTATCTGGCTTATAGGGTTCCGCATCTACCTTCCACGGCTGTTTAACCAGGTCTATGGTTAATATTTTAGCTATCACTGTGTTTCTGTCTGTGTTGTTTGTTATTATCATTTTGAATGCACCCCATGTAATTCAATCAACTTCTGCCCCGCCAGCCACTTCGGCTGCACAACCTCACCCCGCTCTATCTTCGTCAAGCTGTCACCTTTTGCGCCAACTTCGATAGCTACTTGCCAGAGGTTTTTATAGTCCCGCCTCAGTTCTCGTAGGATTTTCGGCCAGTCTTTTTGCTTGATACTCAATGCATTCCCCCACAATTTCGCGTTAATTATCTTTCTAGCCGTCTCAATTGGTACGCCCGTTAACTTTGATATTGCGCTTAACGAGTTCTTGCCCTTCGACATTGGCTTAAAATACACCCGCTCTTCGTTCCATAGCTCGACAATGCGCTTTCTTGTTTCTCTGCTGTGTTTGATGTGGTTAGGCATTATTTAATCAATAAGCCGCGCTTCGACTTGCCTAAATGACAGCCTTGGACATCATCGCCAGCTTTAAGGGCGGCTAACATTTCTTTCTTCATCGGCTGCTTAACCATTTTAATGTCAATGTAATCCGTGGGGATTTCTTCCTCGTTATCAACAACAACCATGTCTTTTGCTTTTGACAGAGTGATTGTAAACAACGGGCATGATATTTTATTTATGTCGTTTGCCTCCATGTTCGAACGTAGGTACTCAACCATACTGTCCTTTTTATTAGTCAGTACCTTTTTACGCGCTGTTAACCGCTTGATCTCAGCATCAACAGATTCAATATTCCCGTCTAGCGTCCTTGAAACTGATATTAGCGCGACCGCCTTATCGTTAAATTCTCCCTCAATGGCCTCGATGGTATCAGCCACCGACTCCTGCATGTCTTCAAATTCAGCTAATTTTTCCAATTCTTTTAGCTGACCGGTTAGTTCGTACAATGGCTTACTCATTAGGCTCTACTCGCTTTTTGTTTTCGTCGTAAATGTCTTTAAGTTTAATTAACATTTGCTTATCTTCCTGCTTTGTCGCTTTGTTCCATGCCTCGGTAAATACCGCTTTTAGCATCCTGATATTCACAGACTCATTCATCAGCTTGATAAGGTTATCAATATCGGCCTTGTAGGTCACTGATGTAATTTCGGCAAGTTTGTATTCCTTAACTAATTTATAGGCCGCTTCGTACCAGTCCTGTCTTAGCTCTTCCAGCGGAGTGTTGCAGCCCTCACCTTTAAGCGCCGCGATAACCCAGCTATCATCAATGCCGCGTGGCTCGTACAGGTCGCGCAGATCGCCCAACTGGTCTGGCGTGATTGTTTTCGCCGCTTCATACTCGCTCAATGGAATAACACCCATTCCGTCCTTGTCATAAAGCGATAGACCAAACTGAGCGCCAAAGTATCTAAGACAGCGCTTTGTTGCATCCGTTACCGCTTCTTTGCTCGCTAGCTCAATACATGAGCCTTTTCCGTAGGCAGTATCACCAGCAACACCGTCTCCGTAGCCTGTGTCCTCTTTCACGGTCACTTCGTCGCCCTGTCTAACCGTTAGCCTTAGACTACACAGGTATGCGATAGAGATCATTGCCTTTGGCGTGTCGCTGGGGTTGCGCGGGGGCTTGTCGTACTGCGTTCTATCAGCCTCTCTCAGTGTCAAAATTTCAGTGTCCCAGTTACCATAGCCGAATATACGATTTGCTTCATTAATCACGTGAAACGATGGCAGATATGACAGCTTTGTATTGCCAGTTCCGTCGCGCTGCTTGACCTTCTCTTTAATTAAAGGTTCGTCTAGCTTTTCTCTAATATCTTCAAATGATGTTGATGCTTGTTTTTTCACAATAAACCCCGTAAATCTAGTAATGTTTTTTTATCAGCAGGCTTTTTCTGTTCCTGCTCTTTGTTAATCTCTTTCTGCCACTTGGCAAGGTCGCGTTTGATTCGTTCCTGAGCCTCTTTGAACATATCGGAACTCATAACGTTGCCCCCCAGTAAAGTGCTAGTGCAGTTATAACGCCTGCTATCAGCCCTGTTAGTATTTCAGATAGTGCGCTGTGTTCATCTTCGTGCTTCATCGCTTGCCCTCGCTTGTATATATATGATATTCACCGTTCCAGTAAGCAAATATCGACATCACTAAATAGAATAATATGGAACCCGAGGCTACTGCAATCAGGACGTTACCCGCTGCATTAGCATTAACCAAGTCGTATCCATAAACGAACATGAATAAAATAACGAGTGGGCATAAGATAATCTCTAGGCTCATTCTAAATCCTGTTTTCTTATTCATACCTTCTCTCCCCTTGTTGAAATTCTTTGCACCGCGTCTGCCTGAATATCACACTCAAGGCTGATACCTGCTCGCATTGCCGCTTCAAGCTCAAATTCCAGTATTTTCATAATAGTGATAGGGCTGGTTTCTTTGAGTATTGCTACCGTTAGTTTCTCTGCTGCTTCTCTTGTGTTGTAGCTCATTCTCTGTTCTCCCAATCAATTGCCGCCTGTTTATCTGCTAATTCCTCAATGTAACCAACCACCCAGATATGTAACATATCTTTGGTGTACCCTTTGCACTCATATAAGTCGAATATAGACTCGCCTATTAACTCTAAATCAACAGGCAACTCTGATGGGTCGTCCAACAACTCAGCGCGTCTATTGTCAATCCAATCCTCCTTTCCGCCATCATCGTAAAATGGTGATCGCGGGTCGCTGTCGTATTGATGTATGTCATCTGGGTATCCTGAGCCTTTCATATCATTCACCCTTCTCAGCCTGTCTTTCGGCTTCTTCTTCAAGTTTGCGCCCGATCAGCTCTAAAACATCGTAGCCGAATTTCATCGCAGCATTATCTCGTTTCATCTGTTCGTAGTAGCCGTGAAAATTGCTAGTGTAATTGAGGTACTCAAATCTGTGCGATTGGATAACATCGGCGTTGACAGTGATAACCTTTTCCACCGCGTCTGAGTCGTTTTCGAGTTCTGCTAGTATGCTTTCCTTTAGTGCTACAAACTCAGGCGTGTCGCAGGCCGGATCTGTTTGCGTTGCTGGTATTGTTTTCTGCATGTTGTTCCCCGTTGTTTGTCTATTTAGTCGATCTCAGAAATAGCTTTATCCAGCATCATCCGATAGGACTTTGCCTTTGCTTTGTTAAGAAAGGCCGAAGCTCTTTTGATTCCGTACTCGCCTCTTGTGGAAATAAATACTCTCTTTTCTCCGTCTCGATCAGATATATAAAATGTAACATCAGTTCCCGAGGAGGCTTCGAGCCTGCCAACTTCTGTAATTGAGCTTCCGGCATTTGCTAAAAAAGGCACTGATAACAGAGCCGCTAGAATTACTGTGTTTTTATTTAACATGTCACATCCTTTTATTGATTAATTAGTCGATGTAAGAAGCTTACTTTAAAAATGACAGCTTGTCTAGTCCTTTCGTGAAATAAATATATTTAGCCTTTACTATGGTATATAGAGTAAATGAGTTGTTGACATTAAGTCCACGAACCTTTAATATGAATTACACAATAAGAGGCTAGCAATGAGTATATTAAAGCACGAAGAGGTTTTGGAACTATGGCCTTCATATAGAGCGTTTGCTCTTGATCTAGGTCAAGAATTAGACACTGTTATGAAGTGGAAGTATCGCAAGTCAATACCTGCGCACCACTGGGTAAAGGTAGTTGAGGCAGCGCAGAAGCGGGACTTGCCGATAACTTTCCAGATTCTAGCTAAAGGCCGTCAGGTATAACATAGGGGAATAAGATGGAAGTTACGAGTATTATTTTTAATAACATACCACAAGGCTGGATACCGCTGAAAGATGCGGTTAAATTCGTCAATGATAATCTGATGACTAAAACCAAGTTTACACTGGATAACTGGGATTATAAATATACCAATATCCGAGTGGATATGCGGACGGGGCATGCAACTATACAGGCCGGAAATAAGCGCACACAGGATGATGATAAGGGGAATGAATAATGAATAAATACAGTGTAACTGTTGAAAACTGGAAAGGTGTTGAGCTTGACCACCGCGTATTCCCAACGAAGCGACAGGCCGTAGATTATATACGCGCCGAGTGGGAGGGAACGGATGCTATAGCAGAAGTTCGCCCCGTGAATGAAAAACTATCACAACATGAAAACGATTAACCAGGGGATGATGGTGAATAAGTTTTATAGGCAATATATGCTATTGAGAGACACTTTAGATACTGTCGAGGGTCAGTTAGTAACGTGGGACGTTTGGCGCAATATTTACACATCAAAGCCAATGGTTAGTGGTTTCGATGATAGCGAAGAGACTTTCGCAAAAGATAGAGTAGAGAATCGAGATGATTGGTTTGAGCCAATTGGTACTCCGGTTCCTTTCTATGACAAGTATCCTGATGATATTAACGATCATTTTTATTTCGGAGAGTTAAGGCATAACCAAATGTGTCGTTTTTGCACAGAGGCTCAATCAATTTTAGAATCTGATGAATTTAAAGATGAAGTTTCTGGTGTTCTTAAACGTTTGTACGAAAAGAAGCTTGCACAGGATGATGAAATCAAATAGTATAAATAGAAGAGGCCACCCAGAAGGGCAGCCTCACATCGGTAGGAATCAGGTTTTAGCGGGCCAGATACCGAATAGAAGTATTATCCATTCTTATCTATTCAGTGTCAACCATAATGAAATCCTTATACCTATCGCGCTAAATGGCTGCGTTAAGCCTAGCTGCGATTGTTCTATGTGGAAAAATAAACACATAGGGGAGGCAAGAAGCCTCTTCACTCCGATCGAACCCAACTGGACAGATGAGCCAGCGGTTATAAATGACGTTGATAAACAGCACTTATCGGGCATGGAGCCTAAAAACGGAGTGTTCTTTCGTCTTTAATTTACTAAAAGAGATTAATCACATGGTTTATATTTATTTTATAAGAGCTGGCAAGCTGAAAAAAGACCCAATCAAAATAGGTCTTGCAAAAAACATTGAAAAAAGGCTGGCTGATTTACAGGTAGCTAATCCATATCAATTACAGCTTATTATGGCATTTCCGACAAACAGCAGAAAACACGCTGAAATGGTTGAGAAAAGATTGCACCGCTATTTTAAGCATAAGCACATACGTGGCGAATGGTTTTTAGGTGATATAGATATTAACAAGTGTTTAAAAAAGAACCAAAAGATTGAAATTGATGAGCAGCGTCTAAAATTTAAGATTAGCTTATTAAATCAGCAGTTAAAGGATATGCAGTTATGAAAACTAACGTAAGATACACCTCACTAGACGCTTACTTTACTTTACGACGAAACGGCGTAGATATTAACCAGAAGGGGATGGTATACGACTGCATTAAGAGTTATGCCGGATTCTATCAGGGAGCTATGACAAGGAATGAAATAGCCTCAGTATCACGTATCCGCCTTGGTTCGGTATGCGCTAGGGTTAACGAAATGATCGCAGACAGCTGGCTGACAGACGATGAAAAGCGTAAGTGTAGTGTGACGGGGAAAGAGGACCATGTAGTGAGGGTGGCGCGATGATGAATGGAAAGAAAATAACTTATATTTTTCTTGATCGCGGTGTCGAAGACGTTGCACTGATTTCGGAATTAAATGACATAATAAAAACAGCAGGTATGCATGAATTGACGAAATTATTTGCTAAAGAATACCCTACAATACTCAAGCTTAAACAAGGGTTGCAGGATGAAATGAGTGCTAGATAAATGTCACAAGAAGCGGTTCTTCTCCCAGGAAGGTGCTGAGAAGTGCCGCTTACAGATGATGGCCACAGCTAAAAAGCGCCACCAAAAGGGGTTTAAGTTAACAGCAGAGTATAAATGCAGGCAATGTGGGTTCTACCACTTAACGAGTCAAAAACAAAGGGTAAGATAAGAGGGGGATTATTCTCCCTCTAAACCTTCCATTTTCTTCTTCATTTCAAAGTAAGCATCATCCTTAACAATCGGCTTTCTAGCCACTACAGGGCTTGTCACGCCACTTCCGCTTATCAGTGACCGCAATCTATCAAGATTCCTTTTAGCGTCCTCTCTGGACGTTGCAATGGGCGCTATCTGCACGTATTCCTGATGCGCGAGGTTCGTTGCTGGCCTTTTACACGCTTTAGCAAATTGCATGAGGTTCGGCGGGTATTCTCCACGGTAGGTATCAAGTCCACGTTTTATATCGCCCTGATTGCAATGTTTAAGCTCTTCATACCATTCAGCGTGCGCCATTTTGACTATCTCGTCACTTCCCCACTGGCTTGACCACTGATTGCCATATCTGGCGTATAGCTTCATAAATAACCTAACAATCGTTCTCAATGTTACACAGTGATTCAACGAATCGGGTTGATTTGGATTCTGTTCTATTTGATTTGTCATTAGTCACCTTGTTTCGTCTAGCCCAATTTCTTGCGGTTGCCTGCCAGTCTTTCATTTTTGATTTTCCAACAAACCAGTTTTTGCTTTGATAAAAATCAATAAATGTTTCGGCATCAATGTTTAATCGTTTCTCTGAGCAATAATTCATCAACTCTTGTTGAGTTGGTGGTTTAAATCGCTTCTTATCTTTTATAACAGTATCAGTAACAGTTACATTATCATTAACAGTATCACGTTCGATTTGCTTGGATTTGCTACCATTTGCTACCATTTGCTTCCTTTTGCTTGCGCTTGCTAATCCTCCTGATGATGCGTTTTTCCGTAGGTTTTCACACTTAATCGCATACTTGTCGACGTCCCTATCTAGTTGATTTCTAATAGGTATAAATGCGAAGTTAATCTCTCTGCTTAATTCGACAGGCTCACCGTCGACATGGTTTATGATTGATTTGAATAATTGACCGGCTTCTTCATCCGTCATAAGTTCAACGGTAGATAACAGATCGCGCATTAACAGGAATGATTTTTTAGACATCCCTTATACTCAAGTAAGCGAGCGTTTAAGTATCACATTAACCAGACCGATTAATGTTCTATCCTGCTTTTTAGCCTCCTCAATTAGCTTTTCTTTTACCTTCTTAGGCACTCTTATTGTTAAATATTCGTCTTTTTTATCCATTATCTTCTCTCTGTTGTTGTATTGTTCGCACAATTATGGCATAGTTAACACATCGTATCAACTTATTTTCTGAAATTACAGAAAGTTATGCAGGGAAAAGATGGGGATATTAACTAAGAAGAGTGAGGAATTCCAATAGTGAAAAACAGGAATTTAAAACATAGCGATAACTGGGAGACTCCGCCAGCCCTTTATAAATCGCTTAATGATGAGTTTTGCTTTGATTTTGACCCTTGCCCGATAAACGAGGGTGAGATAACGCCTAGTAATGATGGTTTGTTGATTGAGTGGGGCGGTCGTAATTTTATAAATCCACCGTATAGCCAGAAATTAAAAGAGTCTTTCATAAAAAGAGCTTTTGAGTATGCTGAAAAAGGCAGGTTTTGCGTTATGTTGATACCGGTAAGTACAAGTACGGTTATATTCCATGATTGCATTAAGCCAAACGCTAAAGAGATCCGGTTCTTGCGTGGCAGAGTTCCGTTTATCGGAGTTAATACAAAAGGCGAATATGTTAACTGGCATTTAACTAAAAGAGTGCCGCCAGAAGGCGTGGTTCATGTAAAAAATAATGGGATGCACGACAGCATGATAGTGATTTTTGGAGACTCACAATGATTAGCTACACAATAGCAAAGAGTGCTGAGACGGTAACAACTGATCTGCTGTTTGAGAGTAAATCAGACTTGCTGAACTGGCACGAAGGGCATCCACCATTAAAGACATTCAGGTTTGAGTGGGATGGTAGGGATGTGAAATCAATTAAGAATATTACAGAAGTTTAACTAAAAGAGGATTATTAAGATGAACAAGACAGTATTAGGAGCAGCGGGAAGTAATGAAGATGAAAAATGCAAAGTGGATATTGATAAAGTAAACAGCTTTTATAACGCTATCAATAACGCTCAAACAGTGAACATTAGGATTATGACTTTAATTGACAGAATCCAGAACGGTGAGCGACTTAACGAGCCTTGTGAAACATCCGGTGATATGCAGCCTGAGCCAACAAGAACTTTAGCTGATTTACTTGCTAATGGCGGCGAAGAAATTAACTTTAAAACAGAGCAGGCGCATGATTTATTGAGCGAGCTTGACCGTCTGTTATTTTAATTAATAATGTAGTGGAGGTTTGATATGAGTGATAGATGCGAGAATTGCGGAAATGAATCAAATGAATTAAAAAGAGGTTGGACTAATTGCCAGTATTGTTGTGAGTCATGCGAAAGAAGCCATGTAAGCGCTGTCCACGGGAGCATGCCCGGTGGTGCCTTACCTAGCCATGATTGGGTTCCACATCATATTGGAATTGAAATAAACAGACGATGGGAAGGCTAACAGGATTGATATATGACTGAATACGATAACAACCGGCCTGTAAACCCACGCGGCATTGGCTGCAAGACGTTACCTATAGTGCTTGAAGGCGTTACTCAACACTTGACGGTAGCTGAATGCTCAAGGCTATCGGGCAAAAGTATCTGTTTGATTAACTCAGCCAATAGACGGAATATAGTTGGCGATTTAGGGCTTACGCCGAACCAGGTAGCAGGCTTTGAAGATGTTGACTGGAACAAGCTACGAGCGGATAAAAAAGCGCTTACCGAGATCGACGCGGTGGCTAAGAAGGAAGCTATTAAGAAATTTCACAGCCGGACATTAGTGCCACAGGGGGAGTGATGGATAAATATAAATTTGACCGATACTGCGTGAGGGTTATGGGTTACAAGACGGCCTATGCCGAGCCTATAAATAATATACTTAAGGTTTGGACGGGTAGCCATGCGACTACTTACAACCCATACGACGACCTTAATCAGATGGCAGGGGTAGTTGACGTTCTTTCTTCACAGGTCGAAGTGAGAAACTTACAAGGATTTGCAGAAGAGTTTGCTACAAAGATGATTAATAATGGTATTAAATCTACAATGCGCGACTTCATCATCTCAACTGTGCAGGAGAAGGATAATGGATAAAGAATTAATAGAGCATATCGCTAGAATGAGCCTTGATTATTTAGACAATGATAACAGCGCAATAGAGCAGGCGGAACAGATACTTGACCTATGCCAAGCGCATTGCCTAAGGGTAGCTATTGAGGCTGTTGATAGTATAGCGATAACTCCGACGACTATGAGGTATAAAGAAAACGCTCTAGAATCAATAACTAAAGCACTGGGAGATAAGTAATGGATAATCCAACAGAATCAGGTTATTACTTCCATACAAATGGGCACGGAAATGAAGAAATAGTTCATGTTGAATTTAGTATGGGAGGGTTTTGGATTAGAAAAATAAACGCTGATGTAAGCTATCATTTGTCTGAAGATAAGGGTATTTTTGGTGAGCGCATATTATTACCTAGCGAGGAAGAGTGATGGATATAATAACGAAAGAAGAGCTATTGAAAGCACACAGAAAGCACCGCATGGACCAACCAAGCACATTTGTAAGCGCGGCGGTAACACCATCGGATGAAGGTAGCCGGTACAGAGGCAAGAAGTGGACAGAGCAAGAACGGGATATACAGAAAAGGGTTGGGGGTTTTAAAGAGAAATTAACTTACCCAGATGATGAAGGGGATCTTTGGTGGTAACTAAACTCAAGAACTACAAATTCGACACGTCAAAATACACAGTTATTAAAACATGTGTCAGACGTGATATAAAAACGGGTAGATTAATCTGTGAGAACTTATGAAATACATATTTTACATATGGCTAAGAATGCTTACACACTGCTATCCGCACGTTTTTTGCGATGACGCAATTGATGCGGCGAAAAGATTTAAAAAGCGACTAAACAGAAGAAAAGGGGGTTAAGTATATCAGGGCGGATTTAAATAAGAAGAAGACTACACAAATATGCAAAAATTGCACAATGCTCGAAAAGTTGATAACTGAAAAAGCTGATTTAATTTATTTTATAACTGCTGAATTGAGAGGCGAACATGACTGTAGCACCTGATGAAATAACGGAATCGCAAGAGTGGATTGACCACCTGGTAGGAATATACTCGCCCAACGCACATGATATTGATGTAGCACTACAGAACATGGGTTTACGAATAATTGAATTAGAAAATGAACTTACAAGATTACTAATAGAGAAAACCTAACACGTTAATTTGCGCCTTGCGCCCATGTTAAGCCTAGTCATGGTCACGGCTGTATTCAGGGTGGCTTTAAGACTGTAGATGATGAGATTGGCGGTAAATTAGGCTTACAGGGTGATATTACAGACTCCTCTATGTATCAGATTTCTTTATCGCATCCTCATGGTGGTAGTAGTAAAGAGACTGGGCTGTCAGTAAGTGGTAGCCTTAACTTTTAGTTAATAAGCTATAGCGCGTTGTTTAGGCAGTGCGTTATGGCGTGTTTACTGAGTCAATCAGGGCGTTTAATTGGATGGCACAGGCGTTGTATTTTTCAATGTTGGTGATTGAATAGTTCTCAATTGTCCCCTCTTCTCCAAGAGTAAAGGGTTTATCGGTGCTTTTGAGCAGGGCTTGGCTATTAATGGCCTCGTTGAACAGCTCGATAACAAGATCATTAGCGCCACTAGAAATATCGCATACCACATTAGACCGTGATGCTTGTATTTTTCTGAGACGCGATTGTATTGTTGAGAGCTTACTGGTTTCTGATTCCATCGATTTGACATATTTAGCAACCTCGTTCTGATGTTTAGCCTCAAGCTCTGTACGCTCGTTTAAGGCATCTTCTAGCACTTTGGCTACATGGATATTGTTTTCTGCCAAACATTCATTAGCGCCGCTCTTAGTGCCGATATAATAGCTTCCACCAACCAATATAAGAGAAGCAACCAAGACAGAAATAATAATGAGTATTTTACCATTTATCACTTATTATCCTCTTTTGCTATGTCTGTCATTGCTCGATTAGCGGCATAAGCCCCGTAGACTAAAGCATGAGCAGTGCCTAAGAACGTTAGAACGCCTATTATGACGCTTTCAAGGTTTTCCCTAGCCAATGTACTCCCGAGCAACAAAATCACCGCAGCGAACAGCCTAGACCAGTTCAGGATACTATTAGCCAGTATCCATCGGCGCGATCTGAATTTTTCATCCACTATGCAACCTTAGTCCGCACCGAGTCTTTCTTTTTCTTCTTCTCTTTCTTCTTTTCTTTTGGTGGAACTTTAGACATTGCTACTTTAGTTTTTGCCATTGCTTGCCTCTTTTAAGTAATAATTAATATCATTAGAGTTCTTCGTTATGCGGACTTCAAATGTGTCCTGTTTCTTCTCTACGGAATTAAGTCTGGAAGAGTTCACACTAGCCCCAGTGCTGACGACAGATACCTCCTTGCGTATACCGATTAATGTATCACCTATCTTCTCCATTCCGTGATTCATATTTATATTAACCTGATCCACAGACGATGCCATTCTTGAGCCAAAATACCCACTAAGCCCTACAGTCGTCGTAAAAGACAATACAACCAGCGATTGAGCGATAATATTCCATTTATTTCCTTTTTCTATCCCATTCTCAGCGCGAACATCTTGAACTTGGCGAATGTCACTCTCTTTCTCGTAGTCTTGTGGGCTGCTCATAATTAGTCCTTATGGTTTGAAAATAGCAATATGTTCGTTGGGTAGCCTAGTACCGAATTGCAGGTGCAACCAAGTTTTCGTTATTCTAGCATCTTCCATTCTAACGATATTAGGGTGCATGTGCTGATTTTCCATAATCGAGTCCTGAACGGCTATCGGGTCGCGTGTCTTGAACTTTAAGTCACAACAGCGCCAAGCGTAGTGACCTGACAGCGCACTTCCTACAGGGTCGGACATAACCCTAACCCCTGAGTTTGTGAAGCCGCCTCCCCATTTGTAATCATTTATAATGATTGGCTCATTACTAATGAAATCACTCATAGTCTCTAGCGCTTTCAACATTTCAAGGGCATAGGTTTCCAGTGCGAACTTGCATGTAGCAAGGCCATAAGTCTCGATTATAGAGGGGTGTAATATTTCCTCAGCACTGAAATGCTTAGTTACTTTCATGCTGCTCGCCTTAGTTCGAGTGTTTTCATTGTCTAGAATCTATCAAAAACTCAAGCCCCATCGCGGTTAATGTCTGCTGTAGATCGAAGCTGTAGAACATTCTGCCACTTAATCCAGAACTAACCAGCAATTCGCCAACCACTACAGGATCAACTCAACAAAGGCATCAACATTAACCGCGATTTCCACCATCGTTGTGCTGATAGCTCCTGCTGCAAGGCTGCCCATACCCGCTTTAATAACCAACCCTGTGAAATTAACAACGTCACCAGAGGGAATCGTTATCTTAAATGCAACGCTAGTCGATGATGATAGAGCCGCTTTTAATGCAGCCTGTCCCGCGTTGCTTGTCACCTTGCCAAGCGTCAACGGGATATTGCCAATATCTTTAGTATCCTTCAGCTTATTAGGGCTGTCCCTTCCAACTGTTTGATGGGTGAGAAGCGACCACGCGAGCGCTATTTCACCTATATCAACCACTTCGCCTATATCAACAAATGTCAGCGCGGCATATCCTATGCTATTAAGCGTAGCGGGTAACGTTGTGGATATTCCGACAGTAGTCCCCGTATTTACTGTTACGCCAGTCATATTTTATTCGCCTTTATTGTTTTTATGCTTGCTGTATTTTTCGGGCGCTTTCTTTTCGTACAAATCACCGACCTTCGCACCATCGGGAGCATCAAGAAACTGATCTATCACATGCGCTGGCATACCGGCGATCTTCTCATCAGCAATTATTTTTATAATCTTGTTGTCTTTGATTTTTGCTTTCATTTTAATCTCCAAATTATCTGCCGTAAATTTTAAAGCTGCCAGTGAACGGGCCTAAGCCAACAGTGTAAAACCTGAAGCCATCTATAGCGCTAGTGTACAATAGGCTCACGACTTGTGATAGAATGATTGTGCTGTTAACCCCTTTCAGAAGATAGTCTTTATTGTCAGTAGCTCTGGGTTGATAAATATACATCTCAAAACTTGCATTGCCGCCGGGTGATACGGTAACAGGAGGAGAAAACAAGCCTATCTGATTGCCTACATCAGCGCCGCCGTCTCTGGGTCTCAAGTATAGAGTGGTGCTACTGCCAGCCCTGCTCACGTTGTACGCAACAAGCCTGTATTCATCGTAAGTTGATGTCATTGCGCCGTCTATAGTAACCCCCGTACCGCCAGTGGTAGAACCAGAACCTACAAGAATCCACGGCTTTATATCTGTTGCAAGCTGCGATGTGGTTACAGTGCTTAATGTAGCTAATGCCCCCTGACTTGTAACAGACCCAGACGAAGTAGCATAAACAACATCAGGGGCGGTTGGGTCATTTTGCTGTATAGCGAGAGACATATCCCTCATCCTTATATTAACCGATGAAAGTATCGGTTTTTCTGTGCCTAATTCTTCATTGGTAGGCGGATTATATACTGTCATTCTTTGCTCCTAAATATATTTATCTGCGGGTGCGCCATCTGAATAATACCCTGTATCGTCTGCATAATAACCGTAAGCCGCCTTTTGGTCATCGGTAGCCGTGGCATAATCTGGTGGGCCACCATCAGCTACATCAGGCGCATAAAACCCGTAACTGCCAGAAAAAGACGATGTAAGCGCGGTCACTTTAACACTGTGCCCCGGGTTATTTTCATCAATTTTAATCACTTGAAACTTTTTAGTCTCGTTGGCACCTGAGAACGATTGAAACTGATTAGAGTTTAACGCTAACCGTCCGGCAAGTTCAAACTTTGCATCATCTTTTACATCAATCTCAAACTCAACTATCTCTGGCGTATCGGCGAACCGCGCCAGCAGTCGACCGGCTAACTGTGATGCTTGAGCGAAGTTATTAATCCAGCGAGAAGTGATAACCTTTATCGAGTCTGTTCCGTATAAGTCAACGCTACTACGGATTAAATCCGCTGAAATATTGGCCGCTGCGAAGTTATCAAGGTCGTTATTTTCTGAATAATCGACTTTAGAAAACCACACATGAACCTCGCTGACGCGCTGGCTCGAATCACGTTTAATGCGTATCGAGTCCTTAACAATATTATGATCTTCTGTAAAGGTATTAATCGTTACGCCGGACGGTTCAGGAGAGAGTGATTTTATTTTGGCATCTTGAGTCTTAGCATCCCACCAAATATCAAACATGAAATCTTGAGATAGTTCACCGATGATTTTATCAATGCCTTCCGGCTTCATCAATATCCCAGTGACAGCCGCGCCGGTCATCCACAACGACTTTTCATCATCCCAGTTTTCAGGGGTTCCCGTTGCGCCGTTATCGTAGGGGATATAAGCCGCTGGCAATCCTGCGCCGGTCGTTAGCAATTCATCAAGCACATCAACCACGTTCACAGTTTCCC